CTTACGTTGTTTACGTTCTGTAACTTTTACATTGTGATGATACCAAGACTCACAACTTTCTTTCGATGGGATTTCGAAAGAAGTCATTTCGATATTACCCAAAAGAGTTAAATATAGTAGAGTTATAGTCACTATGTTTTCCATTTGTAATAATCTTTTCTTGATTATTACCTTTTTTATTTTTGTATTTCACTAAAAATACTTTCTTTGGATCAAAAGTTTTAATAAGTTTTTTTAAACTCATTGCTTCTTTCTCCTCGACTTTATAAAAGTCAGAGGAACTCGTATATGTTACTACACCACCTGGTGCAGGCATTATATAGGAATCCGGTACTCTTATTATTTTATATTTGTATCTCATGTGCTTACCGTCCAGTTTGGGTTACTTGTGTTTGGTGCTTGTAACTCTATCTTATCAAGTTGTGGTATTTTCACCGTCACTTGTTGTTTATTTATGTGCTGATAATAAGGATCTAACATAAAGTTTAACTCTCTTTCTTTTAGATCATTAGCTCTCCTCAGTTCTTCGACGTATTGTTTTAATAGTTTTATCATATATTCCTTTCTATCATACTATTCTGCCAGAGACTTTTTTGGCCTGTCGATTTCTCAACAGGTGCTCTACGCTTGCAAACGCAGAGACTGCTCTGGATCACCCTAGGTTCTGCCACCGATCCAACTATCCAGTTGAAAAGGATACTAGAATGAACCGCTCTTAGTGTCCTCAGCCATGTAGGCCATGATTCACTAAGTTTGTGCCTTACCCCTCGGTGGCCCGAGAGTTTTTCAGCCACAGAATAGCGTAAGGAATATATAGGATATTATAAGAGATATGTCAAGGTACCAAATGCAATAATTAAAAATAAAATTATATCAACCCAGAATAGAAAGATAATAATATTCCAGAACACTAACGACCCTGGCCCCGATACTTCTTACGGTGTGGCTTTCTTTTATTCAACCTTTTCGTGTGTCTACCTGGGCGTTTTTTGGGTGTTCGTTTTGTATAATTACTTGGACCAAATACTGATTTCTTTTTAGCCATGATCCGGTGGGAAGTCTTCCATTAACTTTATTTTAGTATTTGCATTGGCTTCGATGTATTTAATTACACCGTTTACTTTTTGCTCTAGATCTGCACCACAGTTTACACATCTATAAAAATCATCAGCTAAAAATACTAATATGGTTAGTTCTCTACAGTCTGGACATTTACCGGTTACAATTTTTGCGTGGTGAAATTGTTTCATGATCCTAATATTTTAACGATTTTCTTTCGATCCATGTATATCTCTGTTTGAGCCTTTACTTTTTTACAAGAGAACACAACTCTCTCAGGATTTACCTCGTTCTGCGCGATCCGCTTTGATTTCAAACAATCGCTGAGGTTGTTTTTATAAACATGCTCTATCATATTTCCGTTTAAAGTTAGAATAAGTGCGAATACAGTTTCTATCATTGATGTTTATCACTCCCGTTTCTAATTATTTTCTCCACATCTTCAGTTAATTTTTCTGTTCTTTTCTTTAAAAATTCTATATTTACAGCGTTGTTTCTCATACCTTTAATCTCTTCTTCAACATCTTCTAATAAACCACTAACGTGTTCCACAATCATAAATAATTCTGCCTCTCCAGCTGATTGACCTAACTCACCTCTTGGATATTTAATTCTAAACTCTGTGTTTTGTTCTAAATCTTTTTGCATCAACTCTATTTGAGTGGAGTGACTGTTAAGTGTTTCATGCAGTCCAAAGTATGCCCAAGTCCCAATGGCAACCATCGCGATCAAACTAGCAACCGTCTTCATAGGCATCTGTACAGCTGCGGATTCAGAAATTTTTAGGGCCATAAATTACCTGTTGAATCTAGACACGACCCAGTTCCAGCCAGCTTTTATTTTGTCCCAAACTTTGCAACAAACTGCTTTACATTTTTCAATCATGTTTTTTCTCCTCAATTTCGTAAAAGAAGTTATCCGTATCTTCGGTCTTCCATTTACTTGTATTCTCTACGTTCCATTCAGATGTTTGCACTTTCCAGTCTGGAATATTATCTTTCACAGTGAAGGATGGTATATCCCATATACATCTATTGTTTGGTTGTGCTGCATAGTTCCCATCATCTAGGGCTATGATATGAGCGCATTTGTGCTCGTGCGGTATCTCTGAATGATCCGTGTCTAATATATTACTCTCTGGGTGAGCAAAATCAACAGTAAATAAATATTTACCGGGGTGCCATTTCTTGTCTTTTCCGATGTATTTACCTGCTTGTCCTGCTAGGATATCCCAAGAATGTACAGAAGGATAATAACTGAAACAATTCCAAAGCTGAAGCTCATCAAGTCTACGCCTAGGAACATCTTCAACCTTAAATCCACGTTGAATAAAAGCCGTAATAGGTAACCTATAAAAAATTGCACCGTTCTCCATAATTGCGTGAAAAAGAATAGACTTGCCCGTAATGGCACTAAGACCAAAGACAATGCAATCCTCAACTTCACCATGATGACTCTTAAGATCATAGAGATACTCCTTTCTTATTTGAGCATATTCTACAGGTATGTTTGCGTTTAAATAAGCCATAATTAATCATAAATATCGCCCCAAGTTTTCCCTTGTTCGTAATCTACTTTATTAGGAACCTCCAGGGTGACTGCATTCTCCATAATTTCAATAACCTTATTTGCTTGTTTATCATCTTTTATAGAAAGATCCAACTCATCATGAATTTGTATGTGCGGTATAATTCCTTCTTTGTAAAGTTCTAACATCGCTTTCTTAGTCATGTCTGCAGCTGAACCTTGTATGAGTTTGTTCAGAGCTTTGTAAGTGTATGCTCTCCTGATCCCCGGTCCATGTTCCCTGAGTGCATCTTCGTGTGGCAATGCTTTATGCATACCGAATTGATTAGGCTCCCACAAATGAAACCTACATAGTCTACCTAGTAAAGTTCTTATCTGACCACGGTCCTGTGCACGGTTAGATGCTCGTTCCATAAGTTGTTTAACAAAGGGTACTCGACCATGATACGTATTAAATAATTCAGCAGCTTTCTCTTTCGTTACACCTAATTCTGCCTGTAGTTTAGCTTTACCCATGCCATAGAAAAGACCCAAATTGATCGTCTTGGCTTGTGTTCTGGGGATCTGTGCCATGTCTGCTACAGTCTGGTGGAAGTCTGAGTCTTTGTTATTGTGATAGGCATCAACAACATTATAGACTGATGGTAGTTTGTACAAAGATGCGTAATGTACAACGAGCCTTGGTTCTTGCTGTGAGTAATCAAAACATCCCCACTTACATCCTTCTTCTGGAATAAATAATGATCTAATCTTTGGACCTAGATCTTTATTTCTTGCAGGTATCTGTTGTAGGTTAGGATTCTGATAACTAAATCTGCCTGTGATTGTACCACCAAACTCTGATCTTAACTGGTTTATGTCTGCATGTATTCTACCTTTATGTTGATACTTTAATATTGAATCAATAAAAGTTGTGTGAGCTTTGTTAATCTCTCTAGCTTTGGCAATCATTTTTACAACAGGGTGTTCGTGTTCTTGTAAAAAGTTTTTAGTAAAAGATGGTGCAGCTGTCTTTGCAGTTCTTTCGTATGGTATCTTTAGATTATCAAACACTTCAGCAATAGATCTTGCAGCCCATATCTGTGGTCTGACATTAGTTTCTTTTTCTATTGCAGTTAGTAAATCTCTTTCTTCTTGCATTAATTGTTTTTTCATTAGATGTGCTTTATCTATATCTACTCTTACACCTTTAAACTTCATGTCGACAAGACATGGAAAAAGTTCTGTTTCTAAATCAAATACATCTTCAAGATCTTGATGGATAATTTCTTTCTTCATCTCTTGCCATAAACCCAGTGTGATTTCAGCATCACGTTCAGCGTAAGATCCTACGTGCATTGATGGTAACTTGTACATCTCAGACTTTGGATCAATGCCCCACTCCGATGCAGCTTCAGCTAATGCACCTTCGTTCTTACCGTAGCCAAGATAATGCCAGGACAAACTATTAAGATCATATCTAAATCGATTCTCATCTGTAATGGCTGCAGCTATCATTGTACAAACAATGTCACCATTTATTTTAAAACCTAATTGTCTTAACCAACAGACATCGTACATGGCGTTGTGAAACACCTTTGTTGATGGCGCTTCTAAAATATCTTTGAGCCACTCTAAAACTTTTTTACGATCCATGTTTCCACCACCTTCATGTGCGATAGGGAAGTAACCTTTGAAACCATTTGTGGCTACAGCAATACCAATAACATCACCATTACCAATAACAGAGCCAGATCCTTTTTCTTTTAGGTCTGGATCTTTAGTTTCTAAGTCAACAGCTATCTCTTCTACTTGTCTAAGATCTGGAAACTCCGTTGGAATATTCCATTCTGTTTGTGCTTCAAACTTAGGTATTCTCATTGTCATCCTTTTTTAGTGTGAACCCTGGTGGTAGAGGTTTTGTGGTAGTGTCTTCTGAATAATCTCTTTCAATAATCATTTCTATAAAGTGTATTGCCTTCAACAGATCTTGCTTTTTTCCTTTATCGCGATGTCTTATTATGTACTTGATAGCACATCCTTCCGGGTATAACAACTCATTCTCAACCACAAACTTGCTCGGCTGAATTTTATACTTTTGATAATGGGATCCTCCGTGTTGCTTATCCCAAACTTTCGATGTCATAACTTCTCTCCTTATTTTTTCCTGCAATGAAATACAGATTTTGTTTTGCTCGAGTAACACCAACGTACCAAACTCTATGCTCTTCATCCTGTTTCTCTAGGCTTCTTTGTAATGATTCTAAAGTACGTTTGGACATATCTAATACCAGTAAAACATTGTCGGCTTCTCCACCTTTTGCTGCATGTATAGTAGATAACTTCACTCTTGGTTTACTGCTTAATGGTTCTTTTCTTTCTAACATCTTTCTTATGTATAAGCTGTCATCTAGGTCTAACTGTAGTAATTCATACCACCTTAGATCTTTGTCTATTTCTTCTATGGTTTTGTATTCTGTATATTCTAGAATATCTCTGATCTCTGCTTCGTTTAGTTCTTCACCTTTTACATATCGTGTCCAGTTGATTATGGTCTTGTATAATTTTTCAGAAAAACTTTTCTTGTTTTTGTATTCGTAATAAATACCCATAGCTTGTAAGTCCGGCATTAAATTAATTAATCTGTAATTTGTTCTAGCTAGTATTAACCAGTTGCCATCTTGCACTGGTATCTCTTGAAGTGAATAAGACTCAGGATATATGTTCCCTGTTTCCTTACGCGGTTGCCATGTTTTAAGTATTCGTCTTTCATCAGGAATACGGTCTAATATTTTATTGGCTATAGATTGTATGCTTTGTGGCACACGATATGACTTTGGTAATACAATCTCTTTACCGGGTTCTTTTTGAAATCGTTCTACATCAGCTCCAGCCCAACCATAGATAGCTTGATCATCGTCACCAGCTAAAACAATATGCTTTGATTTCTTTTTAAGTTCATCATACATCTTCCATTGTATGGGTGATAAGTCCTGTGCTTCATCAATAAATACAACATCGAACGTTGGACAAAGATCGTCAGCACGATCAATAAATTTTTGTATCATGTCGTTGAAGTCAACTAGTTTGAATGCTTCTTTTCTATTGTCTAACTCTAACTTTAATATCTTAACAATCTCAAAGTCTAGATCCTCAGAATACATATTGC